GTGTGGCGCGCGTGGTGGTCGGTGAAGGCATCTTCGCCAACGACGCGGGCGTTTTCTCGGACATCTGGGGCAAGGACGTGGTCCTCGCCTACACGGAACTGAGCACGCTGGCCGCAATGGGCACGCCGACCTACGGCTACACCTACCAGCTGCGCGGCTACCCGCTGGCGGAGACGCCGTACTACGACAACAACGCCAAGTCGTGGTACTTCCCGGTTTCCCGCTGCGAGGCCCCGGTGATTGCCGGCGCCGACGCGGGCTACCTCATCAAGAACGCGGTCGCCTGAACGATCGGGGCCGGGCTCTGACGGGCTCGGCCCCAACTTGAGGGAAACGACATGCCGATTACCTTAACCGCCCTGTCTCCGGTCAGCGTGGATGGCCTCATCGCCGAGGAAGGCGAGCAGTTCGATGTGCAGGACGAGGCGCAAGCCAAAGCCCTCATCGAAGCTGGCGCCGCCATCGCGAAGCCGGAGCCCAAGGCCAAGCAGAAGCAGTAACCCATGTTCGCCGAGGACCTGAGCGTATTTTTCGACGTGGCGTCGGGCTTCGCGGTCAACGCGAGCCGGCCCGGTGGCGCTCAGTTTCCGGTGATCTTCGACAGCGAGACGATCGCCTCGCTTGCCGGCGACACGCTGGACGATAACCCCTCTGTTCTGGGCAAATCGTCCGACTTGTCGTCGTTCAAGCCAGGCGATCCGATCATCGTCAACGGAACGCATCACACGGCACGCACTCGCCGGTTTCTCGACGACAAGCAGTTGGTCGTCTTGACCATCAGCAAGGTCTGACGTGGCATCGCTCCGCAAGCAGATCATGGACGGCATTGAGGCTGCGCTGTCCGGCTTGCCCAACGTGACGGGCGTTTACCGTTCGCGCGTCATCGCGTACCAGCGCGAAGAAACGCCGGCTGTATACATCCGCCTGCTCGGGGAAATCCCGCGCTCAATCACATACCCGTACACCGACAAGGACATGTCCTTTGAGGTGGGCGTCATCGTCAGAGCCCCGGCAGTTGACATTGCCACTGACGAGATCGCCGTGGAGATCCACTCGCGCCTGCTGTCGGAACCGACGATCGGCGGCCTGTGCATCGACACGACCGAGGAAGGCTCAGCATTTGATGAGGACGACGCAGACGGCGGCGCGGTGGCGCTCCGCATGCGGTTTCGGTCCCACTACCGGCATTTCAACGAAGCACTCGACCAGCACTAAACGGGGCATCCCATGGCACTTTTGGCCCGCAAGACCGCCATTCTGGCGAAGATTGAGACGACCTACGGCACGGACTCGATTCCGACCGGCGCGGCCAATGCCGTGCTCGTTTCAAACCTGAACCTTAGCAGCCCAATGGCGACCGACTACGCTGCGCGCGACCTGGTGCGCCCGTATTTCGGCAACAGCGAGAACCTGCCCAACGATTTCTTCACGACCGTCGAGTTTGAGGTCGAGATGGCCGGCTCTGGCGTCGCTGGCACCGCGCCGGCATACGCCCCGCTGCTGCGCGCCTGCGGCTTCGCTGAGACGATCAACGCGGGCGTCAGCGCGGTCTACGGGCTCATCTCGTCGTCGATCCCGTCGCTTACCATCTACTTCAACGTGGATGGCGTCCTGCACGCTCTGACGGGCGCTCGCGGCACCGTGACGACATCGCTGACGGTCAAGCAGATTCCGAAGTTCCGGTTCACCTTCATGGGCCTGTACCAAGAAGTGATCGACTCGGCCCTGCCGTCGGCAACCTACAGCGCCTATCGCAAGCCGCTGACCGTCAGCAAGGTCAACACGCAGTCGTTCTCGCTGCACGGCTTCTCGCCCTGCATGTCGTCGCTTGAGTTGAGCCTGAACAACGAGATGGTCAACCGCGCGCTGATCAACTGCGTCAAGGAGACGATGATCACGGATCGCAAGCCCACGGGCAGCGTGACCATCGAGGCTCCGACCGTCGCCGAGAAGGACTACTGGGACATCGTCGCGTCTGCCGCAACCGGCGCGCTCTCGATCGTCCACGGCATCGGCGCGGGCAACATCGTGCAGATCAGCGCACCGATGACGCAGCTGACCACGCCTCAGTACAACGTCGAGGACGGCATCCAGATGTTGCAGATGGCGCTGATCCCGGTCCCGAGCACTTCGGGCAACGACGAAATCGTCATCACGGTTCGCTGAGGTCGCCATGGCATTCAAGATGGTCAAGCCGTCGTCGTTCCGCTGGCCGATCGAGTACCGGCTGCCTCTCGACGGCGAGTACATGGAAATCAGCTTCCAGGCGCACTTCAAGCTGCTGCCGCAGAGCCGCATCGACGAAATCGCCTCCGGCAAGTACGAGAGCGACCGCGCCGTTTGCGAGGAAATCCTGATCGGCGCCGACGGCCTGATCGACGCTGAGGGCGCCCCGCTTGCGTTCAGTGAGTCGGTCAAGTCCGAGTTGCTGGACTTCCCGAACATGCCGTTCGTATTGGCGCGCACCTTCATCCAGTCGATCTACAAGGCCCGCGAAAAAAACTGATTGAGGCCGCCGAACACTGGGCGATCGGCGGGCCTCAGCAGAATGACGGGAAGCTCAAGATTGACGCCGCTGCCCTCGGCCTTCCCGCCGAGTTCTACGGCGACCACGGCGAGGACGAAGTCCAAGACGTAGAGGTCTGGCCCGAGAACTGGCCGGCGATGATGCTGTTCTTGGATGTCGAGACGCAGTGGCACGTCAGCGAGGGCATGTTGCTGGGCCTGCGGTACGACGCGGTTGAATCGGTCATGCGGATACGCGGCCTGCGCAACCGATCCAACCTGATGACGGACCTGCAAACGATGGAGCGCGCCGCGATGAAGGCGGCGAACAAAGCGAAGCCGAAATGAACCAGATCGGGGCAAAAGCAGTCATCAGCGTCGGCGTCAACGGGACGGAGCAGATCCGCACCCTTGCCGACGCCATTGACAGCGTCAACGCCAAGGCTCGCTCAACGGCTCAGGGCATCGGCGCCAACACTCGCCAGCTGGATCAGTACGGTCAGACCGCGCGCCAGGCCGCCAATAATACGCGGCAGCTGTCGGCGCAGTTCACCGACATCGGCGTCAGCCTCGCCACTGGCCAAAATCCGTTCTACGTCCTCTTGCAGCAGGGCGGCCAGATCAAGGACATGTACGGCGGCCTCGGCAATGCGTTCCGCGCGGTTGCGGCATCGCTTGGCCCGGTCGGCATCGCCGCATTGGCCGTCGGCTCGACGGTGGCCGTTCTGGCCAAAGCATTCAGCGACGCCGAGTCCGAGACGCTGCGTTTCCGCGACTCGCAGATTCTCACAGGCAGCGCGATCGGGCTGACCAAAGAGCAGTTTGACGGGCTGGTCGATAGCGTCGCTCAGGCCACGGGCGGCCAGTTGCCGCGCGCCCGCGAAGTCCTTGAGCAGTTGGCCGCATCGGGCAAGGTTTCAGGCGATCAGCTCGGCTTGACCGCGCAGACCATCCTGCGGCTATCGGCTGTGTCCGGCCAGTCTGCCGACGAGGTGACGCGCAGCTTCCTGTCGATGCGCGACGGCGTGGCCGCGTGGGCGCTCAAGGCCAACGAGGCATACGGCTTCATCAACGCGGCGCAGTACGAGAACATCCGCCAACTTGAGGAGCAGGGCGAAACCGCCGCCGCCGCCGACGTGGCGATGCGAGCACTCTACGACCACCTCGGCACCGAGGCGGTCAGCAACCTTGGAACGCTCGAAAGCGCTTGGATCAACATCAAGGGCGCCATCAGCGGCGCTTGGGAAGCGCTCAAGGGCTTCACCCGCGAAAGCACTCGCGGCGAGCGCATTGCCGAGCTGCAAGCGCAACTGCAAGAGATGCAGTTCACTGTCGGCCGGGGCGGTCGGCGCCGACTGACGGAAGCCGAAATCGACGAGCGGTTCACCGAGTACCGGGGCCGCGCCGGCACGGTCAACGTGTACCGGCAGCGCGAGGCCGAGCTAAAGAAACTGATTGAGCAGCAGGCCCAAGAGCAGGCCGACACGTTGCAGCAGGCCGAGCGCACGGCGCAGAACAAGCGCCAGACCGAGGCGCAGGCCGGCTGGAACAAGCTGTCGCAGACCTACGCAACCAGCGGCGAGCGCCTGAACCGCGAGATTGAGGCGATCCAGGCTGCCGGCCGCAAGGCGGTCGAGGCCGGCCTGATTTCAAACGCCGACGTTGAGCGCATGGTCGCTGCCGCTCGGCAGAAGGCTGCGGGTCCGGTCAGCAAGGCCAACCCGTATCTCGACTACGTCAAGCAGTTGCAGGACGGCATCCTCAAGGCGCGCGACCTTGAGAACGAAGTCGAGGCCATGACGTTGCAGCGTATTGAGCGCGGCGACTTCGG